ATCCAAATTTGTGTGTGAAAGTTGGTCAAAATCTATTCCTTATCTAAATAGAGCAACAATACAGGCAACATTTAGAGAAGTATTTGAACCATGACCGTTGCTACTGTTTGGACTGCTAATACAACTAAAAATACAGGTGACATTGTTTGTCCTACTAATGGGGTTGATGGAATGTTCTTTCGTGTAACAACACCAGATGGAAACTCAACTGGTGCTACGGAACCTTCATGGACAAAAATTATAGGTCAAAGTGTTTACGATGGAAGTGTTGTTTATGAAGCTTTTAGTAGTATTTTTAATGACTTATCTAAAATAAATCCCACCTCTGTTATTGAATTATTTAGTCTTACATTTAAAACAGCTATACATGGAACTAATGGTGGGATACCTTCGGCTAATAACGAGAATAATATCTATAGATTTCATTCTGGTACAAACGAAGTGAATCAGAATATTACATGGGCAGGAAAACAGTATGAAAGGTTTCCTGTTGTGGCCGAAGGTTTTGCTTTTCAAAGAGGTCAAATACCACGACCCAAGTTAATAGTAAGCAATGCTTTCGGAACTATATCTGCAATTTTACAATCAGTAAATACAATCACTGCTGGAAATGATCTTACAGGTTCTACTGTTACAAGAATAAGAACATTAGCGAGATTTATAGATAATGCAAATTTTACAGGTAATAATCCTTTTGGAACACCTGATCCAAATGCAGAATTTCCTAGAGAAATATATACAGTAGATCGTAAATCGGTAGAAACTAGAGAAATTGTTGAATTTGAATTAGCAGCAGTATTTGATTTAGCTGGCGTAAGAATACCAAAAAGACAGTGTACTCGTGATTTATTTCCTAGTATTGGTACGTTTATTGCATGAATTGGAGAGATCAGGCATTGGTTCATGCGAAAGACCAAAATCCTAAAGAATCTGTAGGATTATTATTAAATATAAAAGGTAAAAAACGATATTATCCATGTGAAAATTTAGCAATAACAAATCATCAGGAGTTTATTTTAAATCCAGAAGATTATGTAAAAGCAGATAATTTAGGAGACATTATCGGTATTATTCATAGCCATCCGTTTTGTTCACCAGAACCTAGTCAGGCAGATAAAGTAAGTTGTGAAAAGAGTAATTTACCCTGGTATATTGTTAGTCCGCAAACAGAAGAATGGACATATTTAGAGCCATCAGGATACAAAGCACCTTTATTAGGCCGTAAATGGGTTTGGGGTGTTACAGATTGTTGGGCTTTAGTTGTTGATTGGTATAAAGAAAAAAAGGGAATTGAACTAAAAGATTATGAAAGAAATATGAGTCCTGATGAATTTTTACTTGATCCATTATTTGAAGATTATGCTTGGAGAACAGGCTTTAGAGAATTAAGACCAGATGAATCACTAAAAGAGGGTGATGTGTTATTAATGTCTATAATGTATCCAACTTTAAATCATGTGGCGATTTTTACAGAAGGTATGGTTTTACATCATTTAGCAGATAGACTATCTTGTAAAGAGCCTTACTCTGAATGGTTGTTAAAATGTACTGGTAAGAGGTATCGTTATGCTCAAAAAAGTTAAGTTATATGGTGAATTAGCTGACTTTGTAGGTCATAAAGAGTTAGATGCTGTTATTAATACTACTGCTGATGCAATAAGATTTTTAGTAACTAATTTTGAAGGATTACACTCGCATATGGCAACTAGAACCTATCAAGTTCTTGTTGATAATTACGATATTGGAGAAGAAGAAATACACCACCCTATAGGAAGTGAAAGTATAAGTATAGTTCCAGTAATTAGTGGTTCTGGTAGCTTTGGAAGAATATTATTAGGAGGTGCACTGTTAGCATTATCTTTTGGAGCGTTTGGAGCATTTGCAGGAAATGCTTTAACTTTTGGTAAAGGATTTTCAGCTAGTTTCGCTGCTGCTAGTTTTGGAGCTAAAGCTGCTTTTGGTATTGGTGGAGCGTTAGTCTTGTCAGGCGTATCAGATTTATTATTTCCATTACCTAAATTTGAAGGTCTTGAAGAAGATCCACGAGTATCGTTTAGTTTTTCAGGAGTACAAAATACAGATAGAGCAGGAACCAGTATACCTTTATGCTACGGAGAGATTGTAACTGGATCTGTAGTTATATCAGCAGGTATAGACACACAACAGATTGTAGCAGGAGATTCATAATGGGTAAAATTATAAGAGGTTCTAAAGGTGGTAGAAATAGAGAGCCCGTAAGGGCTGAAGATACTCTTAACAGTAAAGAGTTTGCTACGATCCAGGATTTACTATCAGAAGGTGAAATAGAAGGTTTTGCAACGCCATCTGAAAAAGGAATTGCTCGTAATAATGCTAATTATGCTAAGGCTTGTTTAGCTGATATTTTTTTAGACAATACTGCTGTTATAAATGTAAGTCCAGATGATCCTCAGTTTACTACTAAAATAGGTGCGTTAACTGCGAGTGATTTTAGTTTTCAAGATGTTACTTTTATCCCTAAGTTTGGTGAAAATAATCAAAAACCTATACCTAATTTAGAAAACGCTAATTTAACCAAACAAACAACTACGATTTCTTCGAGTTCTGCTATTGTTACTACCACTGCACCTGTTGATTCTCCTAATATAAGTTCAGGAAAACACGCAGTTGAAGTAACAATACAATTTTCAGGACTACAAAAATTTGAAAACAATGGAGATATTTTAGGAACAGAAGTTAATTATAAAATTCAACTACAAACTAATAATGGTGCGTTTGTTGATGTAATAGATGAAACTGTAAAAGGAAGAAGTAAAGATTCTTATTCTAGAGAACATACAATTAATTTACCTAACAGTACGTTTGGAAGTGCTGACTACACACAGGCAAAAATAAAAGTAGTCAGAGTTACTGATGATGGTAATACAGATGAAGTGCAAGACACATTTATAGTCGCAAGAATAGAGGAAGTTGTTTATTCACCACAATCATACCCAGACTGTGCTTATTCAACCTTAAGACTTAGTGCAGAACAGTTTAACTCTGTACCTAGGAGAGCATTTCGTATTAGAGGAATTAAAGTAAACATACCAGGTGCAGGTGCTAACAACTCAGGAACTCCCACTGTAGTTAGAAATCAAGCTGATGCGACTGCTTTAGGACTTGGTACCGTAAAAAGTTTTGGGTTTATACATTATCCAGCAGGTTACATATTTAATGGAACGATGGGGGCTGCGGTATGGACAACTTGCCCTGCGATGATATTACTTGACCTTCTTACAAACCAAAGATACGGATTAGGTGTTCATATATCTCCAGATCAATCAACTACTGCAAAAAAATATGAAAATATAGATTTGTTCAGTTATGTACAAGCATCTAGATATGCAAATGCAGATTCTAGCGTTCCAAATACACAGGATACGCAAAAAAATTTAATAAAACTCAATGATGGCACATTTGAAGCTAGGTTTGCTTGCAATGCGTCTATTCAGGGTACAGCAGAAGCATTTAATCTTATTAATGAATTAGCTGGTGTTATGAGAGCATTTCCTATATGGCAAACTGGTTCAGTAACAATCGCTCAAGATAGACCAACAGATTCAGTTTATTTATTTAGTTTGGCAAATGTAGGTGAAGGTGGATTTTCATATCAGGGCAGCAGTTTAAAACAAAGACATTCTGTTGTTTCAGTACGTTATTTCAATATGGATAGTAAAGAAATAGATTATGAAGTTTTTGAGCATCAACCTTCTATAGCAAAGTATGGAATTGTTAAAAAGACAATAACAGCTTTTGGTTGCACTTCAAGAACACAGGCTATTAGATTGGCAAAAGCGGTGCTTTTCAGTGAACAACAGGAATCAGAAATTGTTAATTTTACAACTTCTATTGACGCAGGAATAGTAGTAAGACCTGGAAATGTTATTTCAATAAGTGATCCAGTTCGTAGTCTTGAAAGAAGATCAGGAAGGATAAAAACCGCTACAACTACTGCTATTACTGTTGATAATAATCAGGATTTAGCTACATATACGGGCACTGACAAAAAATTAAGTGTAATTTTGCCAGATGGAAAAACAGAAACAAGAGATGTATCGGCAATAACTAATAGCAATACTGTTATTAATGTATTTAGTGCTTTCTCTCAAGCTCCAAGTGCAAATTCAATATGGATGCTATCTAGCAAACCTACAATAGGCGAAACTGGTGTAGAGCCACAAACATTTAGAGTTATATCAGTTGAAGAGCAAGATGGTGTTAATTATGCAATAACAGCATTAACTTATGTTCCAGGAAAGTACGACAATATTGAGTTTGGAGAGCCGTTACCTCAAAGGTTCTTATCTTTATTGAATCAACCCAGAAATCCTCCAACAAATTTATCTGCTCAAGAGATAATAGTTGTTGAAAATAACCTCGCAATAGTAAAACTAATTTTATCTTGGAGTTCTGTAACAGGTGTTAGTCAATATCAAGTTCAGTATAGGTTTAATAATAGTAACTGGATAATTCAAGACGTATTTAGACCTGATTTTGAGTTAAAAAATGCAGCAGCAGGAACTTATGAATTTAGAGTATTTTCATACAATTCCGCATTAAGATTATCAGGTCAATCTGCTTTTTTATCTTTTGAAGCTGTTGGTAAGACTGCTCCTCCCTCTGATGTACAAAATTTAACGATAGAACCAGTCACAAATAAACTGATAAGACTCAGATGGAGTCCTGCCACTGATCCAGATGTTATACATGGAGGTAAAGTTTATGTAAGACACTCTAATAAACAAGACGGCTCTGGTACGTTCCAAAACTCTGTTGATTTAATCGAAGCTTTAGCTGGTAATACAACTGAAGCTGTAGTTCCATCTTTAGATGGAGAGTATATTTTAAAATTCCGAGATGACCAGGGTAATTTTAGCCAAGGTGAAACTTCTGTAATTTTAGACTTACCTGATTTAATTGATGCTCAACAGATACTGTCTGATAGAGAAGATATTGGAGATAGTAGTGCTGCTGCTTTTTCTGGTACTAAAACAAATGTTTCTGTTGTAGCTGATGCTTTACAACTAACAGATCCAGCAGCAAACTTAACAGGAACTTATGACTTTGCAACAGTATTAGATTGTGAAGCTATTTTTTCACTTAATTTAAAAAGGTTAATACAAGTTATTGGCTTTGCTGAAGGTGGACAGACTATAACTGCTACCTATATAAGAACTACAGCTACTATTTCAGGTCAAACTCAAACAGTTATACAAGTAACTACTATTGATAGTGATAGTGATGGTAGTCTTGATCCACATGGCAGATCTGTTGGAGATTATGTTGATTTTGTTGCTTTAACTGGAGGTGCAACGAATGGTGTGTTTCAAATTGTTGCTGTTCCTAGCAGTACTGTTTTTCAATTTTTAGCTACTGGTAGTGCAATTTCAACTTCTAATTGCACTTTTGCTTTTGTTAATACAATAGATCAAGTCATACCTGCTGGAAGTCTTTGGGATGACTATGCTCCTAACGGTAATTTTGACGGTCCTCAAATTAATGACACAAGTGCTTCAATAAGCGTAAGTACAACAAATGATGATCCATCTTCTAATACTGCTGTATTTACACCTTTTAATAATTTTGCCAATGGAACCTACAAAGCTAGAGGTTTTAAATTTAGAGTAACTTTAAAATCAGAAGATCCTGCACATAATTTATCTATTCAGCAGCTTGGAATTGTTGCTGATTTTGAATCTAGAACAGAAAGAAATTATGTTACAGGACTAACTACATCAAGTCTTCCTTTAGATCACACATCAAGCATGACTAACGGACTAGATGTAACCTTCGCCAACCCATTCTTTGTTGGAACGGCTAACTTAGGAGGTCTTAGAGCATTTAAACCTGCATTAGGAATTACTATTATGGATGCTGCTGGTGGAGACTATTTCATTATAAAAACAGATTCTAATGGTGATTTTTTAAATGCAGCAGGAAATATTGTTACTGGTACGGGATTTAATATAACCATAAAAGATAGTAATGATAATCCAATTAATAAAAAATTTACGTTCCAGGCTGTCGGTTACGGCAAAGGAGTGTAATATAGAGGAAAAGATTTTTAAATGTCATTTCAAGTAAACAATAAAAATATAGATAACGCTTCTGGTCAACAGGTTAGAGAGGATATTGAAAAGACTATAAAATGTTTAGCAACAAATAATTTTGGCCAGAGACAATCAGGTGGTACTCTTTTGCCTTGTGAATTTTTTGCAGATGATACAGATAATAAATTAAAGATAAGAGCAACTACTGGAGGGGATCAAGCTGACCCAAATGATAGTAATGCAGCTACACTTTTTACCATAGGAGATTTAGATGCAGATAATTTGAATTTATTACCTAAAGCAGGTGGCACTATGACAGGGCCAATTCGAGGAGATGATGCTGTTGGTGCAGCTACTCCAGCTTTTTCTTTTGATGGAGATAATGATACAGGAATGTATAGGCCTACTGCAAATCAGATAGGATTTTCTACAAATGGCCTGGAGAGGGCTATTATTGCAAGTACAGGATTTACAATAGCGGATCAAAAAGAATTAAGATTAAATGAACAGATTTCTAACGGTTTTAGTTTTATAGGTTTAAAAGCACCTGCATCTATAACAGGAAATAGAACTTTTACTTTACCAGAGACAACAGGATCAGCAGGACAATTTTTAAGTGTTAAAAGTACGAATCATAGTGCTACAAATGCAGAATTAGAATTTTCAACTGTTGCTGGAGTACCAGTTGGAAGTGTTTTTTGTATGGCTGGCGACCACCTTCCTCCAGGATATTTAAAATGCAATGGTGCTTCGCTTGCAAGAACAGGAACATATGCTGCTTTGTACGATGTGATAGGTACTACTTATGGTGCTGTTGACAGTAATCATTTTTATCTTCCAGATTTACGAGGAGAATTTGTAAGAGGCTGGATAGATAATAGACCAGATTTAACTGCTGAAGCTAACAGATCAATCGGGTCATTTCAAGATCAAGACAATAGATCTCATGCTCACGCTGCATCTTCTGGTGTATCTGACTCAGGCCACCACCACTTTTCTTTTAGAGGTGACAGAGTACAAGAAAACCGAAATCATCATAATTTAACTACTACTAATTTCCCTGCTGCCGAAAATGGGCCAAGTAGTTTGAATGAAGCATATAATATGCGTTCTAGTGGTAATGCAGCAAATGTAGGTAAAACTTCAACTTCAGGAACAGGAATTTCTGTTACTACTACGATTGGGGCTGATGGTTCTGAGTCAAGACCTCGTAATAGAGCATTGCTTTACATTATTAAATTTTAATCATAGCTAATGGCAATTCAACCTGGAACATATAATTTTACAGTTCAAAGGAGATCAGATCATACGATTCCTTTGTTATTTAAAGATGGCAATAATAATGCAATAAATTTAACAGGATATACTGTTGTAGCACAGGTTTGGGAAGAAACACGCACCACGAAATATGCTGATTTTAGTGTTACTTATACAGATAGAACAGCAGGATCAGTAAGCATAACTTTGACAGATGTTCAGACTGCTACTTTTACACCAGAGGTTTTAAAATATGATGTTTTATTAGTAGATGGATCGGGCAACAAAGAATACTATTTAGAAGGTACTATATTTGTAAGTGAAGGTTACACATCAACATGACCTCTGTAAACATTACAACTCAAAAAAACACTGTTACAGTTAATGGAGAAACCTCTGTTGTTACAGTTGCAACCCAGGGACCGCAAGGTCCCATAGGTCAGTCAATCAACGTAACTAATGCAGTTGATAATTCAATACTGTACTTTGACGCTAGTAATGGTACATTAATAGCAGATGCTACAACTACAAAACTTACACTCGTTAATGGAGGAAACTTTTAGGCCATGTCCAACACTATAAGAATTAAAAAAAGATCAGCTAGTGGATCGGCTGGAGCACCTTCTAGTTTATCTCCTTCAGAAATAGCTTTTAACGAAAATGATTTAAAATTATATTATGGTTTTGGCGATAATGGTTCTACTCCACCTTCTGCAAGTTCAATAATCACTATTGGAGGCACTGGAGCGTTTTTTGATAAAGCAACATCTCAAACTGCAAACAGAGTTTTAGCTGCACCTAATGGAAGTAATGGTGCACCAACATTTAGAGCTTTAGTTGCTGCTGATATTCCAACGCTTACGGCAGCAAAGGTTAGTGACTTTGACACACAGGTAAGAACCAATAGAGTAGATCAGTTAGCAAGTGCAACCAACCCCGTAACAGGAGTAACTCCGACTGCTGATGCTCATTTTGCAACAAAAGGATATGTAGATGGTGTCAGTCAGGGATTAGATATTAAAGAAGCAGTAAAAGTAGCAACAACAGCCAACATTACTCTATCTGGAACGCAAACTATTGATAGTGTTGCGGTTTCTGCTGATGAAAGAGTATTAGTCAAAAACCAAAACACAGCAACAGAAAATGGGTTGTATCTTTGCAAATCTGGTTCTTGGGTAAGAACTGATGATTTAGCTACAGGAGATGATGCTTCTTCTGTATTTGTGTTTGTAGATAGAGGGGTAGTCAATAATGATAGTGGTTTTGTTTGTACTACCAATAAAGGTTCGGCTGTTGTAGGCACTAATAATTTAGCTTTCACACAGTTTAGTGGTGCTGGTCAAATTACACCAGGGGATGGATTAGATAAATCAGGAAATACATTATCTCTTGATCTTAAAGCTAATGGTGGCCTGGTTATTGAGTCAACTGAGTTAGCTTTAAATTTAGCTGCCAGTTCAATTACAGGAACTTTACCAGTTACTAAACTTACCAGTTTAACTGCAACAGTAACAGAGTTAAATAAATTAGACGGATTAAATAGCACGACTACAGAGTTAAACACTTGTACCGATGGTGATACTGCTGCGACATCAACAACACTTGCCACTGCTGATCGTATGGTTGTTAATGATGCAGGTACAATGAAACAAGTTGCTTTTTCTGATTTAGTTACATTTTTAGAGGATGGTGCAACTTCTGGTCTAGAAATAGATGGAGGAACCTTCTGATATATGTCAAATACAATAAAGCTTAAAAGAGGTACAAGCACACCTACAACTAGCGATATTGTTGATGGTGAAGTTGCGATTGATAAATCAGCACAGAAATTATATATTAATGACGGTGGAAGTATTAAAGAAATAGGTGGCGGTGGTGGCGGTAGTGGTATAACAGATGGAGATAAAGGTGATATAACTGTCAGCAATAGCGGTGGAACTTTTACTATTGATAATGGGGCTGTAACAACTGCGAAGTTAGCAGATTCAACTAATTTTGCCACTGGAGTAACAACTGCCAAATTAGCCAATGATGCAGTCACAGCAGCTAAGCTGGCAAATGGAATTGTCAATAATGATAAAGTAGCTTCAAACGCAGCGATAGCAAGGACAAAACTTGCAAACGTAGATTTAGTAGATGATACTACGCCTCAACTTGGAGGAGACCTGGATATGAACTCGAATTTTATATCCAGTGGAATATTGGGGATTAAAAACCAAGGAGCACAATCAGAAGTACGTTTATATTGTGAGTCTAATAATGCTCATTATGCTGGCATAAAAGCACCAGCCCATGCTGATTTTTCTGGTAATCTTAGTTTTACTCTTCCGTCAGGATATGGGTCGAATGGACAGGTTTTACAATCAAATGGATCGGGCGGTACAAGTTGGGTTGCACAAACAACAGCATATACAAACTCTAGTGTAGATTCGCATTTAAACGTCAGCAGTGCTTCTTCTGGCCAAATTCTTAGCTGGAACGGTTCAGATTACGCCTGGGTTGCAGATCAAACTGGAGGTGGCGGAGGCGGAAGCGGAATAAGTAATTTAGTTGAAGATACAACGCCCCAATTAGGTGGAAACTTAGATATGCAAAGCAATAATATTAGTGGAACTGGAACTGTGATAGCCAATTCAACTGCTGTTGCTACTGCTGGAATGAGAAAGATACACGCATCCACATCTGCACCTAGCGGAAGTGATGGTGCTGTTGGCGATTTATGGGTTAAGTATTAGTGGCAACCTGGTACGTTGATTTTGAATCTGGAACAGGTGATGGTTCTACAACAAGTTCACCTGCTGGTTATTTTGATGCAATAAATGGATCTAATAATGTAGCTGCTGGCGATACTATTAAAATTAAAGGATCTCCAAATCCAACATTACTAGGAACTGCAACTGCGTATTCTGCTTACGGACACTCTATGTGGTATGCAAGTTCAAGTTTTCCTACCCTTACTTATTCAACTACGGCTGGTGAAACGACTGCTGAATTTCATAGCAGCTATGGAAATATGACGGGTCGTACTATGGAGATTGAGGGTAATACTCAAGATAAAGGTAATTTTAATGGGCTGTGGAGAGTAGGAGCTAATGTTTCAGGTAATACATATAAAATAGAGGAATTTCAAGGAACGGGATCTGGTACAGGATCTGGTTCTAATGGTAGTTTCTGGGATGCAAGCGGTAAAGTATTGTATTTAGACTCTACTCCTGTTAAAGCTTTAGCATCTACTGGGCCTAGAACTAATTCCTGGACTGCTGCTTCTGATGTCACTGCAACTCTTGATTTTAATGGAAGCCCAGAATGGTCAAGTACGCATCGTAACTTTGAACATAGATGTAGCGATCAAATTGTAATAAGTGCTAATCATGGAACTGGACTTGCAGCATATTATCCAATAACATCATTAACCTCTAGCACATATCAACAAATATCATTTTACGTTTGTCAATCATCAGGAACTTATACAGATGGAATATCTTTAAGACTATGCACTGGTTCAGATGGAACAGGAAGTGTAAAAACAATTCCAATAAATACGTCTTATCAAAGTAAGTCAGGAACCTGGAGATGGAAAGCTGTTGTCAAGGATTTTGGTCAAGCACTTAATAGTAGTGGCAATATAAATTCAGTCGCTTTATATGTTGATACTGATAATGGAGCAAGAACAATGCACATATCAAATATTATTGCCTGTAAAGCTAGTTCTGCTAATGACAGTATTACTCATAATTCATTAATAGGATTTAATACAACAGCCGATCCTTTTTGGAGAACAATAAAAAGTATAAGAGACTTACCTGATGGAAAGACTAGAATTGAATGTTGGACAGGAAGAATGAATAATGAACCAACAGGTTATCAAAGTGCTGGTAGAGTTGCTGGTTTTGCTCAAAATTACAGTAGTGCAAATATTTATAAAAGAGAAGCTATACTTGCATCTGATTCTAATTTAAATAATAGTTCAGCAACAATATTTCAAATAGCATCTAGTACTATGAATGGATCTTCTGGAAGTCCTATTACTATTTCAGGGGGTTGGAATAGTGATTACAGTTCTCAATCTTTAGATCATTCAATAATTAATTTTGATAGAAGTCAAAGATTTTCAATATTGAGTAGTAATTCATATATCAACATAAGTAAGTTTGGGATAATGAATCCTGAAGAAGGTACTATGCGTCTTCGATGCACTCATAGTGAACTTGATGATGTGATCTTTGCTGGTAATACTGGAAGCTCTAATTTATATGGTTATAATTCTAGTTTTTACAAATTTAAAGTTGTTTTTTATGCTCTTGGGATGAGTAGTCATGCTTTTAATAATTACTACAATCAATTCCTTAATAGCAGTGGATCAGATGCAACAATAGCTGATAAAGACAATTTTGAATTATTTTTGGTATACAGTGGTGCTGGTTCTTCCTGGGGAAGTAGTCAATATAGTAATTTAGTATTTAACAAATTACACGTTTTTGGAACTTCTTATAATGGCTATGGTTTTTATTTTCAAGTTAATGGAGACAAGTTTATTGTTGATGATTTGAAATTTACTTCTGGTCAACATTTACTTAATTACAATATGAAAAAACCTTCAGTATTTTATGTAAATAATCTTACTTTTTATAACGTAGCTCAACCACTTAGATTTTGGGGTGGAAATGATTACACTATAAATAATTTCAGTGATAGTGGAGATCAAACTGGTGTTCAATATAGTTATCAAGAAGATGCAGTTGATGTTACCGAAGGTATGAATATGACTTTTTTAGAAAGTATTACTGTCGTTAATAAAAGGTTAAAAGTAACAGATGGGGCTTTATTCAGTAAAAACGATAGTATTACAGGAACCTACGCAAATAATAAAGTATATTTAACAAAAGGTTCGTGGCATAAGCGTGACGCAGGGGGAGTAAGTGGTGTGTTTGAAAATTTTTACAGTAACGGTTTAATTTATCCAGAAACATCAATTAGAAATACTGCTTCTGGTTACTCCTGGAAATTCACTACAACAAATACTTCGGCTGCAACAAGTGCAGACCCTTTAGCTTTAGAATTAGGTACTATAGCTGTTAATGGTGGTAATAAAACTGTTACAGTGACTGCTTATGTCTATAGAACAAGCTCTAGTGCTTATGGAAGACTCAGAGTTAAAGCAAACAACTTGATAGGTCTTACAAGCGATGTAACGACAACTTCCAGTGGTAGTACAAATAGTTGGGAACAGTTGTCTCTTACCTTTAACCCTTCTGCTTCTGGTTATGTCGATATTGTTATTGAAGCTTATGACGGTAATTCTAATGTTTACTTCGATGATTTAGGAGTAACTCAAGCAACTTAAATTATGTCTTATCAAATTCTTTTAAAGCAAAATTTACATGGAGATGAAATTCTTTATGTAGTAAAGTATTCAGATACTAGAAATTTTAGTTTTATTTTTACAGAAGAACAAACACAGGATACTTTAAATGCACTTGTTGATTCAGAGATTAATCTTGAAAACAAAAATATTAATGAACAAAAAGAATTAGAAGAAAAACAAGCAGAAGCAAAAGAAATTTTAGGTGAATAATGTCATTACCAACCACGGCACAAGTATTATCTCTAGACTATGTAGGTTGGTCGCTTCCACAAGGAAATGTAGATGCAGGTGGTAATGTTCAAAGTTTAAAATTAGATATTGTCGGTTGGTCATTACCTCAAATAGCACAACCTTTTGGAACGGCTACAACTCCTGATCCTACTAATGTTATTTACATAAAAACAGGTTCTAGTACTTGGTCACAAGCAAGCAATATCTACATAAAAACAGGAAGCACAACCTGGCAAGAAATAAGTGCTTTATCTATAAAAACAGGAAGTTCTGAATGGAATACATAAATGCTTTAAGAAAAGAATGTAAATATTGCGGTAAAGAGTTTACAACGATGGAGCAGAGAAGAAAATATTGTTGCAATGCCTGTAAAACAAATTATCACAGAAACAAATCAGTTACTTAGTTTGAGTTGTCATCTGTCTTGTCATAAGACTCATGGTGACGTATAGAGGTGACAAAGCTACAATAAGTAATAAAACAAGCACACTTGAAAAAGATAGTGCTTTTAATATTGCAAATTTAATCATGTTTCAAAAAATTGCTAATGTTTTGAGTATCATCTCATTTGTAATGGTAGCTTCCATGAGTGGTGGAGCGTACTTTGGTTACAAGTATGTAACTTCAGAAAATTTTAAGTCTAAGGTTATGAATGAAATTCTTGGTAATGTACAAGGCATGATGCCAAAAATATTAGATAATGGTTTACCTAAAATGACAGGTCCATCTATGCCGATAATCAAATGAACTGTTTTTGGTGCGATGCTGAACTTGTCTTAAGTGGCGATATAGATATTGATGAATCTATGGGAAACTTATACCCTGAGTTTTCTGTGCGAACTAATTTAAATTGTCCTAGGTGTTATTCAGAAGTTGAAGTTTTAAAGAAACGAGATGCCTACGATTAAAGTTCCAGATATAAAAATCCCTGAAGTAGATATACCAGAAACACCTTTTATAGCAGAACACGTTTTAACAGGAATTATTCCAGGTTGTAATTTATATCACAGAGATTTAGAAATAACTAATAATCCCAGCATTTTATATAACGACAGAAAAGCATATATAACTTGTCCTGAAGGAGAAATGCCTTCGTTTAATCCTATAGAATACGACCCACAGAAAATTATTAGAACAGTGGTTCCTAGACAATCTCCACAACAACCAGAATATAAACCTGTTATTACACCTCCAAAAGAAGAAAAGAAGCCTATAGAAATCCCCCCTTGTCCTGGTAAAAAAGATTTAAGAATTGGTTCATTTGTTAACGAAAAACGTCTAGAGCGTGTTTCTGGTTATAAAAGAGGAGAAGATGGGATTGAATGTATCACTCTTTATGAAGACGTACCCTTCAAGGATCAATACATACCGAATCCTCCACAGCTTGTTAGCACTGCTCTCATTGCTAGCGTTGCTGCCACTACTCCATTACTGCTTAATCTTGTCAAACCCTTAGTAAAAAATATTATAAAAAAGCTTACAAAGAAGAAAAAAGATGTAGAATAATTATCCGTAGATGAGTTTAATACCCGTGACTTATCTACTGGGTCAATTTGTGATTATGTGGGATAACTTGATTCGGAACGGTTGTTAAAACCACGTTACGGCAACTGACAGCATCTTCTCCTACATACTTGACACCAAGTTTTAGTTGTTCGGCACATATTTTAAGACGATTGAGATTGACCTCAAGTTTTTTAGCATCAAGCATAAACTCCTGATATTTTCTATATGTTTGAGCAGCCTGTAAACACTCCTTGTTAAAGTTTTTGCCTAAAGGTATTTGAAAACTGGCAGTGATTCCATAATTTAAGTTATATACTGTTTGATCTAATCGTTCCTGTTCTGCAACATATAAAATGTTCCCAGGATTAAGCAACTGGCCTGTATCACTGTCTTTTGCAGTGTCATAAATATTGGTTCGAGAGACTGTACTTCTTGGAAGGGAAAAATTTTCTCCTTTAGTGACAAAGGGAGTAATAGCCAAAGTGGGGAGTTGACATTGTATTCCGTTTGAAAATCTATGAGTAGGAAAACTTCCATTTATTGTCTGATAGCCATTGTTAATAACCGTTCCAGATGATGAAGCGGAAGGCGAACTTATTGTATTACTAGCATAAATAGGACTTGTAAAAAGTAAACCTATTGGGAAAAGATACTTAAAGAGGTGCTTTGGGTTTCTATAGTTTGAGTTCTGTTTATAACCGATACCGCATCCAACCCTGGAGCGAGAAAATTCTCGACCAGACTGAAATCTGAGCCTTCTGTCACTATGGTCCACTGAGGCTTGCTTGTTAATTCTGGCGTTACCCATTTAAAATTAACTGCTCCATTCCCTGTATTTTGACTTGTTGTATATGTCGCATCGGGTGAAATATATGAGTCTGTTTTAATATTATGTCCTTGAACACTGTAACTGAAACCTGTTCGATAGTTTTCAGTAACAATGGTTTCTTGAATCTGTGACACAGTACGACTGGTAGATTCCATTTGACCTGTTGTGAACCTTGGTGTAATACTTCCAGCATAGGCACTAGGTATCGTAAGAAACAGGCATAAAAACCATTTCATTAATCAAGGCCAAGAGTAATAGTTGACTGAAGTGTTGCAGTAGTACCAGCACCCATGTCCGCTAGATTAACAGTCAGTGCTTGTCCGCTATCTAATGTAATGGCTACAGAACCAGGATCACCACCAGATACCACCGTATATGATCCTAAAAGAGGCAAGGCACTTACACCATTTGTAACTGTCGCTGCTGTAGTACTTGTACTGTCTCCTTGTAAAAATGTCTCGCTCACAGAAAAAGCATCTCCTGTGTTTACAACATTGAAGCTAGTATCGTAATCAACAGTTGGAACACCATTAGTAATACCAGCATCAGCTAAATCAAGAGAACCTATCTGACCTGCGACTGTATTAGCCTTTGGAGTGACGTTTGTACCAGATACGCTGATAGACGATCCAATACGTTCTGAAGTGGCACTTGCACCTAATGTAGATACACTTGCTACTGATTGAATACTATGCGTGATGTCTGCATAAGCTGGTGCGGACACTATAAATAAAAAGGGAAGTAATCTTTTCATTTAATACCTACTTTGTTTTTACTATTATCTATTATTTTAGGACCATTGTTGTTACCTGTGCCACTTTTCTTGTTTCCTACTGAAATCCCGTATGAACCGAGCACCCCCGAAACCAGGCCAGCAGTGAACGCTCCATCAATTCTTACCTTACCCATGTATCCGAGAGTCATCATTGATAAACTCCAAGTCAAAATCAAAAATCTAATAGCATGACCAAAAATCTCGCCCCATTCGATGCCTTCTTTTTCTTCCTTTTCTTCAGCCATAAAAGTTAAGATTCTTGTCTAATACTAGCAAAGGAGCTATGTTTGGGAAGTAACACAGTAAAAACGATGGTAAAAATCTTTAAACCTATTCTCCTTGTCTTTATCAAATCCAAAGCAATGAAGAGATTAATTGTGGATTTGTTGAAAGCTATAGCTAAACAAACAGACAATACAATAGACGATCAAGCAGTAGCTTTTATCGAAGCCAGAATGTTTCCAGGCTCCACCACCTCTCTTCAATGATATGAAAGATGACGGGTTTATGAAAATGATCCATAACTAATGATAGAACTTCGATGTAGGGAAATAATGGCCTGTGATGATGTAGATAGAATAAAAGCCTTTTGTATAGACATGATGAAAAATCATGCCAGGGCTGAAGCAGTATTATCTAAAGCAATGATGAAAGTAATAGAGCTAGAGGCAACATTAGCTGTATTACAAACCAGGGCAAAAAGGAGTACAGGAATTTATAAACTACGATGGTGGATGGAGCAGTTCTATATGCACATAAAATATAGACATATAACAAAACGTCATTCGCATCGAGCGTAAGCTGCTTGTTGCCTGGAAACTGTCATCTCAGGATATTGGATCGTTTCCCACCTATGCCCACATTCATAACATTCTCTTCTACGAATGATTATGTATTTTGAATTTCTTTCAGATCGGACCACCTTCTGATCGCCCAACTTTTTACAGTTAGGGCACTCAACCCATGTTATTCTTTTCATTTACAAGCCTTTCTATATGAATTTATGAAGTTTAAATAAGCCTTACCAAAAAGATCATCTAAGTCAAATCTATCTGAATCAATAGCTTTCATTCTACCTAGACCTATTGCAAAGGCAATAGTTTCGCATTGCTCATAGGTCATAGGAACATCAAAGACTTTTGTTTTGTCTATCGGTTTTTTTGTTCTTCCCATTTTTATTTAGCAGTAGTTTTAAAATCGTCAAAAATGTCGTTCATTGATATTTCTCTTTGATCCAGTTTTTCATTTAGTCTTTCCATTTCGCTTAACAT